TTAATATCTTCTCATAAACTCTTGCTTTAGAGCATTCCCACTAGGAGTAAATCTATAAAAATTACCTTTACCTCCAATAGTTAAATCAATATCCACATAATCAAACTTTTGCAAGAACGCTAATAATTCAGAATCATCAATTGCCTCCTTTTTGAATATTTGATCTATAATCTTCTCAAAATCTTCAATAGAGTAGTTTTGATCAATTTTGGAAAGTGTAATATATTCGTTTCCTGAAGGTTTATTCCCAGTATTGTTTGCTACTTCATTTTTACTTTGTTTTTCTTCTAATGCATCCAGTTCACTCTGCACTTGTATTCTTCTAACTCTTTCCTCCTCTAACCTTTGTTCTAGTAAGTCTCTTTCTTGTTCCAGTTGCTTATAAGTACTTTTCAGGACTATTGAGCTTTTATCTGTCACTTTATATACCCAAGGAGAAACAATTTTCTCATAAAAATTAATAATCAGTCTACTAAAATTAAGTAAGAAGTATGTAACAAAAAGGACTATTGTAGCAATACTTAAACACTCAATTAAATTAATAGTAAATCTCCAAGGCTCTAAATAAGGAGTAATAAACTCCCACTTCTTCTCTAAAGTCCAAGTCTTGTCAAAGTTGAACACACCATATACTAATTTCCAGTTATGAAATATCCAAACTAATACAAGAGTACCTAGGAATGGATTAGTAGTTTTTTGTATAAGGTTATCCTTAAGGGATGAAAGAGTTTTAGCAAACATTTAAATTAGATTTTGTTGAATTACGAATTTAACAATTATTCTAAATAAGGAAGAATTGATCAGGATAATAAGTATAAGGTTCAGAATAAATAGTGAACTAGATAATTTATGATATAGCAATTATTATATTCTCTTCTTAATTCTTCCATCTTCATCAAAATCTAGGTCAAGTATTTTGATTATATTCTTACTACCAGATGCTCTAATTTGTACCCATTCATCTTTATTTCCTCTCACTTGGAAAAATCCTGAATCAGATTCCTTTTGTTTTTTAGATTCAAACTCTTTTATAATACCATCTAGCCTTTTAATTCTTTCCTGATCAGTAACAGTTGAATAATGTTCTATTTCTAATTCAGGTAGGTATTGCTCTTCCAGTACGTAATAGTTACTACTATGCTTGTCTTTTAGGTATAATTTCATAGTTGTAAATATAAGAAAAGACAGGCCAAAATAGCCTGCCTTTACCTTTTTGTAAAAAAATATTAGTAATAACTCAAATAACAAAAACCTAAAAAAAATGTCAGTAAATCTTAAAATTAATGTTATTTCATATCAATTTAGTGATTAAAACTGAGTCAACAAAAATAAATACTTATAAGCTATTATTTTAATAATTAACAGCGTTTACACACCAATAAGTACCATCATAAATAAACTCTAGAGCTGCACCGTGTCTCCAATCAATAGTAAGACTGCTCACTGCGCTAGAGTCCATCCAGTAAATTGATTTACCATTACCATTTATTATAGGCTGCTGTCCTCCTCTACGTTTAATTTTAATTACTCTACCTGTAACAGGACTTGCTGGTAGCTTAACAGTTCTGCTACTACTACTAGCCATAGTACAAGTAACAAAGTAATCGTTATTATTTAATGTAGTAGAATAAGTAGCATTTCTAACATTAACTGTAACCCCACCACCTAGGGTAGTATTACCGTCAATATCAACGTTACCAATAAATTTACCAGCATTCCCATAAGTACCAGAACTCTCTGCTACTATACCATAAGCATTACTAGAGTCATCGTTAGTACGGGCATACACACCACCAGTATAAGAGAAATTAGTAAAAAGAGTAGTAACAGTACCTTGATAACCCATTGTACCGTAAGAACCGTTTGCAGTACCACTGTTAACACCGTAAATAGAACACCCTGTACCACTCTTACCGATATAAACCTCACCTGCTAGTAATTCTGAGCGTGTAGAACCACTACCAGAACCTAACCCTGTAGTAGTAATATTCCAACCCCCAATATTACCATCATTAGCATTAATAGTACCTGAAAAAGTACCGCTTGCACCCGAAATATCACCTTTAAAAAATGCGTTCCCATCTGTATCAATTCTAAAATTTTCAGCTCTGATAGCTCCACCACTTGATAATGTTATTCCAGAATCTGCAAAACCATTTGAAGTTTTTGGGGTATCACTACCAGACCACAAATAATTCTCGTTAAAGCTCCAATTTGCGATAAAAGCACCGCTTGCATCAGCACGAAAGATATCTTTATATGTTCCATTTCCTTTAGTGATTCTAAAGCCATAGTTAGGAGTTGTAGGAAAAGCATTTGCAGTATCTTTATTACAAAGCATTCCTAATTGGATAATTTTAACTGAATTAGCACTAGTTAACTTATCGTTATTCACATACAGATTTAGCCCTCTTCTTGCACCTGCGTGAACAATATCATTTTCAGAATTTTGAAGTGTTAGAAACTTAGAATCTACATTACTGTGAATGTATGAAGAACCAATAGTGAAAGAACCGATTTTGCCCTGTGTAAATTGACAATTCCTACCATTAATAAAAGAACTTGTTACGGTGTTGTTTGTTATAGTTGTTACCCAACTGTCTGTCTTATTATCAACATCATTTTGAGCATTTACAGCTTTACTGTAAGCATCATTAGCTTTATTTTGAGCTGTTGTAATCGTATTTGTTAATGCTGTAGTGTCGGTTACATTTGACCATTTCAATTTCACACTATCTGTGAAGGTAACATTGCCCAAAGTGTCCCAAGAAATAGCACCGCTTGCTAAAGAACCAGAGCCATCTTGTCGCAGTACCCATTTATTCCCACTATCATAACAGTATATACCACTTAAACCTGTAGTTATGTGTATGTTTCCTTTATGTATTTGGTTATCATCAAATGACCAACCTGCTATACGCCTTACACCTGAATCAATTCTAAAATACTCTCTTTTTACTACACCTTCATCTCCAAATGATATACCATAATGACCTGTGTAACCACTATAAACATCATAAGTCTGACCTACATAACCCCATAAAGTACCTTTACGTACTTTTATACTAGTACGGTTAGAGTCAAGTTGTAAGAAGCCGTTAGAGTCTCCTTTACTTAGAGCAATGTTAGAGAAATTCCAACCTGCAATACGGTTTTCATCACCTAGTCTAAATACTTCACTACCTCCTGTGTTACCCCAAATACCCCAAGTACTATTATTAGCATAACCTATTGATACTCTATTATCAGTACTACCACCGTTCAAAATATGAAAACCTACTACACTAGTACCTGATTTAGTACCCATAGCAATAGTATTATTACCTACGACTTTATATAGTTGTGTGTTATTGAATGTAAATCCTGAAATACTGTTAGTACTTCCAAGTTCAAAAGCTCTTACACCTGTACCGTCTGTAGTACCTCTTATACCCCAGTCAGAAGCACTACTATAGTACATTTCCACATACTTACTAGTAGTGTCTCCTACTAACCTCATAGTAGGTCTACTTCCTGTATTCCAATTACCTAATAATATTCTACCTGCTGAATTATTTGTATGAAGAGCATCAGGTCTTAATATAATACTAGCATTAGGACTAGAAAGTTTTGTAGTGTCAATATCCCAAGCTCCAATTCTACCACTCTTCGCATTTATAGCACCCTCTAGATAGCCGTTTTGAGTCCAAAAACCATATCCTGAAAGATTGCCGAAAATTGAGGAAGTGATACCGTCTAGTTTTCCAAAACGTGAAACTGTAGCACCATCGCAAACAACATCATAAAACGGTGAATAAGTAGAAGATGAACTAAGATACAATAGTCCTTTTCTTGCTGCATTAGAACTATTCCAACGTACAAGAATATCACCCACTTCTGGTATTCCTGCACCTGTTTTACTGGAATTCTCCCATCTAATGTACTTCATAAATTCACCATCATCATCTTTATATGATGTTGAAGTACCTACAGATGCAACTGTTACATAGTAAGATTTAATATTACCTGCTTGCTTGCTTCCTTGACACCTAAGAACGTCCCCCGCTTGAAATGGCTGTTCTTTACTGAAATAGAAATTTGTGTGTGTAGTGCCAGATGCTAATACTTTTTCAATCTCATCGTGGTCACTTACAATTAAATCACCATTACTAATATTAATCTGGTTATTTGTGAAAGTATTACAAGTTAGACTCTCTCTAATATCCAGATTAGTTAATTCTCCGTTTGCGCTTTGGCTTATTCTCCATCCTGTACCTGTTATTCCTGAAGTATAAGACGGTGACCCTATATAGCCGTTTATAGTAGTATCAGTACCTATATTGGCTAATGTCGTGCTAAATATTGATTGAGCCGATGTACTTCCTTTTCCGTCAGGTCTTAAATAAACGCTTCCGTTAGTTGTGCCTGAAGAAAGAGTTATAGTACTATCTGAACTTGTATAGTGGGTATCAGCGATGAAATAACCTGTAGCTGTATGATTTCCTGTTGTTTTAGTACCGTATCTATGCACCCTAAAATTTTCAGCGATAACACTATCGTTACCTGCTTTAAATACCATATCGATAACATTACCACCATTATTAACAGCTTCGATTGCTGCATATCTGCTAGAATATGCTGTACTAGGTGCTAATTTTATCGATACTCCTGAATTTGCTGAACTGTCAGGGTGTACAAGTTGCATACCTGTAGCGGTAGAGCCTGCAAATACATTTGTAACTGTTTTTACCCTCCCTTGTGTTGTAGTCCCTGCACTCTCGATTCTAAAAACCTCAGTATTATAACGTTGAAAACGTATATCTAAGCTACCTCCACTAGAGTAATCAGTTTTAAATAAAGCCCCGTTAGCGTCAACTAACACAAAAAGTCTATTGGCTCTGGTAGTATCAGCTTCATAAAAACCTAAGTAAGCCCCATTATTTATAAAGTTATTATCAGTAGAAGTAAAACCACTTGTGTACAGCGATTTAGTTACAGTATGATTCCCTGTAGTAGTAGTACCTGTACTAGTAGTCCCAAATTTCTTTACACCTGCATAGTATAGACTAACCTCTGCATTACCGTAAAACATTGCTGATATAGTAGGGGTTTCATTAGGTGAACCCGACCATAATCTAATCGGTTGACCGCTTTGATTAGCCATAACATCAAGACCACCAACAGCATTAGTACTAATACCATAACCATAGTTATTAGCTACAACACCTAAATTAAGACTCGAAGTATCAGCAACTTTCCCCTTATCGCCTATATGTATGCCTGTCGTTCTAAAATTAGTAGCTCTTGATATACCTGTTACATTTATGCCTGTATCAATATGAACAGCGTTTTCTCCAGCAGGAACAGAAAAAACAGACTCTAAACCACCTCCTGCTCTTTGTATTGCTAAAGAAGATACATTCAATCGATTAGCATTCCAATCAACATCACTCTTATTTGAATTACCAGAATTATAAATAGTATTAGGTGACCCATTCTTATACCACTTTATAATACCCGCATCATTTTGTAAGTAATCATTTGACCTATCATTGTTAGGAGTGCCCCCACCTGTGTGTAAGTAAATATTACCAGTACGCATAAAACCCTTTACCTGTAGTTTTGCGTTACTACTTACAATTTGACCACCTAACCATACTTTAGCGTTAAATGTCTCGTTTACGTCAGTTCGTGCGTAGTTCGAAGCTACTACGTTCCCTAGTCTGTTTGAGTCTCTAACAGCACTTACAGAGATCAGTCTATTATTAGTAGCATCCCATTGTACAGGATAGTCTGCTGTAGGGCTGTCTTGAATAGCTGCTACAGCTTGTAGTTCTCCTTCTCTACCTACGCTGAATCTATTGGTGTCTTCGTTAAATCCCCAGTAGAAAGGGTCTTCTGTACCTCTATCTACTTTCCATCCTGAGAAATGCACAGAGCCTAGTGATCCTGATACTCCTGCTCCTATTTCACCATCATTAATAGTATTGAGATTACTTTTAATTAATACTTCCTCTATGTTTGTCTGGTATGTCTTTCCTGTTTGTAGGAGATTACCCTCTATAGTTACATCCCCTTTAAATATGTTGTTTGCCTTAAATTCATTTAATACTGAGAGCTTGGCAAAACCTGAGGTATCAGGAGGAGCCTGTAACGCTCCTACTCCTCCTTGATTTACTATTGTAGTATTACCCCCTTTTGTAACTCTTCTACTCTCAAATATGCTGATTGTAGCCATTAGTTATTCACATTTATCTCGTCTCCTCTTAACTCAAAGAGTGAGATAGTAGCCTCACAGTCTCTGACATTATACTCTCTACTCTGTAGGATAAACCTCTTACCTTCAGCCCCTGCTACAGTGTAGATATCTTTAAATTTTAATGGGTTTTTGAGGTACATATCACCTCTAAATATTTCTTGTTCATTTAGGTACATTTGGTAGTAGCTCCTCATTAAAATAGCTGGTAGCCTATGTCCTAAGTCTGTTGAGTTCCCTTTAGCTATATACTCTTCTAGAGTGTACCATAAACCTAGACCAGAATTATCATCTAGATTAGATGTATTTGTATATGAACTATAGTATTTAAGTAGGTTTGTAGCAGTGTTCCTATTCCACCAAGAGCTGGTAGAAGAAACTAGACCTCTCTGCTCCTGAGTATTTCCAACTTTTGTAGGGTTCCATAGACCTATTTTTAACTCTGGAGCCTCTCTAGTAAATCTCCTAGCATCCAGTACTCCAGTAACTGTATTATTATACTCTGACTTCTCATCTATGCTTAATTCAAATGCACTTAGGATAATTCCATCCGGAAAAACTTTAGAACCAGCAAGAGATAATCTAGTAGAACCAGCTCCAGCTCCTGTAGCTACTCCATACTTTGTATTATAGAATGGTGCAGCCAGTAAAAAAGTAATGTATCTGGTATCCTCTAAAGATTGATTTACTGAGTAGTCCTCTTTAGTTGGTGCAGTAGTAGTACCATTTGATATACTAACATCTAAATCTAAACTAAATGTACCTTGTATTGCTTCTGTTCTAAATTCCAGCGTATGTCTAAAGTCTCCTCTGGATTCGTGGTCATAAGAAGTAAAACTATAACCATCGTGATATTTTAGCCATTTTTTATTACCTGTTGAATCCTCCAGAATAACGTAGAATGGTACCATTATTTTAGACTCGCTGGCTGAAGGTGTCATATAATTAAACTCTGGTAGTATGTCTGTAGTATCAGCTAGTTTAACATCTACCCTAGCCTTTAAATTTAGAGTATCACTCTCATAGTCTTGTTTCCAGCTTGAGAAGGTTACAGGAGTCTTATAGGCAATTGTTGAATAATACCACTCTGTAGCATCCCAATGACCAGAACCATAACCAGCATCTATAGTAATATCATCATTAACTCTAGTTACATCTTCTCCAGATTTAGCTTTAAATTTCCAGCCTCCATTATTGTAGGTTAAATCAAAAGCCTCTAACCTTTTACCACTATTAACTATCTCCAGTCTGTCATTTCCAATATTATTAGTATTCCAGCGTAGTGTCTGAGGGCTACCAGATAGTACTGAATCTGGATAAGACCAACTACTATCATACACATAAAGAGTATTGTTATTAATCGCTGGTATTTGATTTCCTGATTCACCTAAATCTCCTACTATTGTCTGTCTACTATAAGGCTGTTGTACTTCTCTGGTTTGAGAGCTATTTAACCAAGGGTTATCTATATTACCAATAGTTTTAATCTCAGTATTTGTAGCACTGATTGTCTTATTAGTTATGCTCCCATCAAAATCATATCTGATATACTTTACACCTTTATTATAGTCATACTTATCATTGAGTCTATCTATTCTCCATACTGTACCATCTTGATATATTTTACAGTTAAAAGGCTGTAGCACTTTCTCCAATACTTCTTTTGTTGATAGATACCCATCTGAACTATTAAAAGCCCCTTGTAAGACCTGGGTTTTATCAAATAAAGTAGATACCTGATTAGATAGAGATTTAGTACCATTAAATAGGCTCATATCCTCAGAGCATAGAGTATTCTTAACTTCTATAGGCAACCTCATACCAGTATTTTCTAGACAATTAGCTATGACCTCAATAAGTGGTATATTAGCTCTGTCTTGTAGAAACTCTGGCTCAAATACCTCAAGACCTTTAAGACCATCTGAGGCTGTTAATGTTATGTAGAAAGGTGCATTTAAATACTCCTCTTGGTATGTCTCATTATTTACGTAGCCTTGAAATATAATCTCATCAGCTACATCTACAGTAACTTTCCAAGTCAAAGGAGGAGCTAGAAATAGAGGAGAGTAATTATCACCCTCCTCACTTAGTATCTCTATCTCACACCCTAAACCTACTATAGGCTCCTGTAGCTCAGTTTCAGTAGATATTAATTTAATTGGAGTACCACCTAATACCATTTGCTTTACTGTACCAGCGTATCCCTCCTGTTGTATCAATACCTTACAGAGTCTACCTTCAAAATCGGTAAACTCACCTACATATGCTGTGTTTAGTGCCATTAGAAATTACTTTTATATTTTGCATTCTTTTCAAGAGTCAGTACTAGGTCTGTACCCTTTATTCTAAATTCTCCCTCTAGTTTTATGGCTCTATCTGAGCTAGCTAGACCTGCTACACTTCCTGTAGCTGAATTATATTCACCTGATGAGAGTATAGATGAGCTGTTAGTAACAGAACTACTAGGTTTTAACTGTTGAGCAGTGTTACCTGAGCCTCCAAATGAACTACTAACCATACTAGATAGCATTGCTCCAGCAGCGATTAAGGCACCACCAGCAGCAATAGCTGCCCAAGGATTAGAGAAAGCCTTTTTAAATGCCTCCATAGCTAAACCATATGCTATTAGAGCCTCACCAATTGACTGTAATGCAGAACCTAGCACACTCATAGTACCAGATAGTAGACTTTCACCAAATGATTGAGCACCTGTAGCAGCATCTGCCATAGCTTTACCGAATGCAGCAAAACCTCCAGCAGCAGCCTCATTAAGTGCACCGTTCATAGACTGTATAGCCTCTTGCTCTCTTAGTTTCTGGTTAAGTTCATCTAGCTTTAATTTTAGGTTATCTATCTCAGTAGTATTAGCTATAGGAGCTTTAGATAGAGCCTCTAACCTCTGTACAGTAGCTTGTATCTGTTGTTGTATATAGGTAAACCCATCACCAAATACTAGCATCTCATTTCTAGCTGTTCTCATTGCCTCAGTGTAGGTATCAAATGAGCTTGATAGTTCTCCTGTACCTGTGAAGTCTGGTAGTTTTAGTTTCTGAGACTTATTAAATGTGTCTATAGTTTTACCAATTGCTCCTAGAGGGTTGTTTTCTGTTACATCTGAGAAATCTAGTTTAATCACAGGAGCCTTAGATAGCTCTGTAGTTAGATGCTCATAGGCTGTTTTTAGAGACTTTACTGCTCTCTCTTGTTTGAGTATTTCATCAGCATCACCAGCCTCTTTAGCTTTCTTTAGTGCCTCCTCAGTAGATTGTATCTCATTATACAACTTCTGTAGAGTAGAAATCTGCTGTTTTGTAACTTGAGTAGATTTAGGAGTAATTTTATTATACTCCTCAACTTGCTTATTAATACCCTCTTTAGAAACTGCTAACCTCTTATCAATTGCTATACTCTCAAGTAGTGCTCTCTGTATCTGTCCTGAGGTTAAACCATACTTTGCAGTACCTTCAGTTAACTTGTCTTGAATCTTACCTAAATCAGATATCTCTCCTCCAGCCTCTTTAAATGACTTTTTTAGATCACTAAAATAACCGACTACAGCTAGGCTTAAATGTTTGGTATCATCATAAGCTGCTACAGTTTCTTGTAAACTATCTACCAGCTTAGTCTGTTGTGCCACAGCATTCTCAATAGCTTTAGCCTCAGCTCTAGCTGCTGCACTACGTACCAACTCATCATTAATCTTTTTATAAGCCTCTGCAACCTCTTCTAGAGTACTTTTCTCTGTCAATAGATTACTGTAGTATTTACCATACTTGGAGTTAAGACTTTCAATAAGTTTAGCTCTCTCCTCTGTTCCTTTGTTAGTAGTTCCTAGTGCACTCACCAACTGAGTCAGAGTACTAGTCTCCTTAGTTAAATCCTTATTAATAGATTTAATCTCATTTCTCAGCTTATTATGCTGAGCTACTGCATCAGTAATAGCTCCAACCAGAGAAAATATACCAGCAATTGCAATTGTAGGTATAGCAAATGATGCTATTGAACTCCCTATACCTTTAAGAGTACCAATAAATTTAGCTTTTGACTTATTTAATGCCTCTGTAACCTCTTTAGCTTTTACCGTTGAGTTGATATAACTTGCGTTAGCCTTATTTGTATCCTTATAAGCTGTTGAAATTTCATCTAAACTATAACCGTGAGCAATGACCTCAGCATTTAATCTTTTATACTGGTTCCTAGCCTGTGTAGAAGTAGTTATACCATCTCTTCTAAGCCCTAAAATATTTCTGTATTTCTCTATAAATCGATTAAGAGTACTATTATTTACTATTGACTGATTTTTATTATAAGTATCTATAGCAGCAGCCTCTGCTTTAGTAGCTGCTATATTTGCAAGTTTTGCTGCTTTAACTTTTTTATAACCTTCCAGTACTTTATTAAATGGTGTTTTACCAAACTTTGTTATAAGTCCAGCAAGAGCAATATTTACTACTGGTAGAGTATCAGCTAAGCTATCAAGTACTCTAACTACTCCTGTTAGTCCGTCAACTAGACCAGCAGCTCCTGAGTCATTACCCATTGTGATAAATAAGCTCTCTGTAGCAGATTTAAGTGAGTTAACAGCTCTGGTATAATCACCTATACCTCTATCTGCCATTCTTTGAGCAGCTCCAGAACTACCATCTAGTGCAGCAGTTAGTTTGTCTACATCTGCCTTTGTTGCATCTATTATAGATGACATTTTAGACCAGTGCTGACCAAACACATCAGCCATCTGAGTAGTAGTTATACCAGCCTCTTTTAATCGGTTGAGAGTACCTACTAATCCATCCTGTTTAATTGTGCTCTCATCAATTGTAATATTAAGAGCTTCAAATGCTGCTTTAACTTCTGCTGGCTGTCTTAATAGTCTGGATAGTGACATAGCCAAAGCTGTACCAGCAGTCTCTCCTTTAATACCAGAGTTAGCCATAAGTGCCATAGCTAGAGAAGCATCTTTTATATCTACTCCTAACCTTTTACCAGCAGCACCTACTTTAGTCATACCCTCACCTAATTCTAGTATAGTAGTGTTACTAGAAGTAGCAGTAGTAGCAAGTACATCTACTACGTTCTGTAGTTCGTCTACGCCTAAACCAAAGCCTGACATAATATTAGTAGCAATATCAGCAGCCTCTCCTAGTTCGATAGCTCCAGCAGTAGCTAAGTCTAACATACTTGGTAGGGCTTTTACTGCATCACTGGCACTTAGACCAGCCATAGCTAAAAACTGTAGACCTTTTGCTGCCTGAGTAGCTGAGTATTGAGTAGTAGCACCCATCTCTCTAGCTATATCAGTTAGAGCTTTCATCTCAGCACCAGTAGCATTAGATACTGCACCTACTCTTGCCATAGAATTCTCAAAGTCTCCAGCAGTGGTTAGTACCTTATTACCAAAAGCAACAAGGGCAGTAGTAGCAAAGGCATTTTGTATAGTGTTCTGGAATTGGTTTAAGCTCTTGCCAGCTCTCCCCATATTTTTATTGAATTGATCCATTTGGGCAAGCAATTGAACCGAAATACTAAACTTTCCGTTTGCCATTGTTTAACATCATTGTAGCAGCTTTTACTTGCTGCTCCAGTTCTTCCTTTGAGAGCTTAGGCTTGTCCTCTTGCTCCCTTTTATCTGGCTTAGTATCCCACTCAAAAGGCATAAATTCCTGTAGTGTTGGTAATTTTTTAACACCTGTAACTTTACACGTTAACAGCCTAGACTCATATGCTACAGCTCGTGTTTGTTCCCAGCTTGTGCGTACTTTATCTTCGTAAGCTTTATGTATATAATAGAATTGTCCTGCCGTTAACTCATCTAGAAAGTAATCAGGGTCTAAGCCAATTTTACCTACAGCAATACCAAACAGCTCTAGTACTGAGGGTAACTCTACTACCTCATTACCTTCTGAGTGGGTCTCTACTTTCCCTCCTCTGGAGTCATTAGGCTACCCATTTGCTCTATAATCTCTGGATAGTCCTCAATTAGGTCTATAAAACCATCAAAATCATAGTTAAATTTCTTAGCCTCTTTTCTACACCCTGCTTTGATTCCGAAATAGAATAGAGCTATCATTTCTTTAGTAGAAAGCTCTCCTAATTGGTTAGCATTTTTACCTGTCATTTCCTCAAAGTCTAATAGTGCTCTAAATCCCATTTTTACAGGATACTGTTCTCCGTTAATAGTTATATTAGTATTCATTTGAATATATTTTTAATGTTGATAAATAGTATTGATATAAAAAAGGGCAGCCTAGAGTATAGACCGCCCTGCTAGTAGCGTTAAAAAATTATGCTATAGTTTCTTTTGTAAGTGCAGAAGCTCCTTTTAATGAAACTGAGTATGTTGCTTTTTCCTCATCGCTAGCAGAAGAACTCACATTAGTGATAATAGCATCACCTTTATATGCAATATCTCCCACATTTGCAGTAGAATGATTTTCATCAGCAGCAGCAACGTAATAGATAGTAACAGGGTCACCTTTCATAGCTGTATCCATAGAGTACACAAATCCATTATCCGAGTCATCATACGCTGCTAATCCATCTATATTAGCAGTCCAGCTTTTTTTTCCTGCTGAGGCAGTAGACCAGCCTCCTGAGCCTTTATAGCTAACCTCTTTTTCATTTACTGAAAGTTCAATAGAGCAGCTAGTAGAATACCCGAATGGAGTATAATTCTCTCCATCTTTTACAAATAGGGTTACCATACCACCATCTAAAATTCCTGTAGTTTGTGCCATATTATTAGTGTTTAATAGTTATTGAAAAAATTTGTTTGTTTAAGTATTTTGAGTCATCTGTTATAAAGTTTGAACTAGCTTGTAGTGTGACTCTTACTACATTTAACCCATTAATCTCACCTCTACTCTTTTCAAGAGCCAGCCTTATAGAGTGGGCTGTTACTACACAATCAGCATATGAGTCAGCTACTGTCTCTAAATCCACTGTATAAGTATCATTAGCAGCGTGAGGTGATGCTTTTGTATAAGTTGGTTCCAGAGAGGTAGTAGTGTAGGTGACGTGTGTACCCTCTGTCTCGATAGGTACAGCTAGTGGAGCGTGGTTATCTCCTATTCTCTCCTGTACATCTGGGTCATTAGAGAGAATATCACTGATTGCTAGTGCTATCATTTTTGTTTAGATTTTCTCTTGTTAAACCTCTGGATATAAGCTGTGAGGGTATTGTAGAACTCCTTTTTAACTAGCTCCTGTACTTGTGGTTGAGTTTGAGTTACTGCCTTAGTAAAGAACTTACTACCAGTAATTTTACCTGTAGATACTCTCCTACCACTTTTAGTAGTTCTAAATCTCTCTTTGGTACCTTGGTCTAGTATGTGAGCGTGATAGCCTTTATACCTACCAGCTACTCTAGCTCCAACTCTTAAAGCTGCTGAGCGTCTCCTAGCTGAGCTACCAATAGATTTATATGTACCCGATTTGGAAGTAGTACTATGTGAAGTCTTATAATTTACCCTAGTTTGTTTAATCAGTGGCTTAGATGCTTTCCTAAAATTGGATAGCATTACAGCTCTCTGCTGACCACTGCGAAGGGTAGTAAACAATTGATCTAATTCTCTTATACCAGTAGTGGTTAGCTTAAAGCTATCAGCCACTAGTTTTTAGGTGTTTTTCTTATGAGCTGTGAGACGTAAACCCTCCCTACGTCCAAGCTCCTCTATGTAAGTGATATTATAACGTACCTCATTATACTCTAATTCATCTGAGGTCTTTACCTGTGAGTTATACCTTAAAGTGACTGTAATAAAATCACTATTGAATATCTCACCATCTTTGATTAACTCCGAACCTTTTACATATTGAATATTAGCAGGTAGTACAGCGTATTCAGTGAGCGTTTCTTTTCTGGAGCCAAATTTGTCCTTTTCTGTTGTACTTTTATACAGGCTCACTCTCCTGTCTAGTCTCCCTGCTCTCATACTGCAACTGTTTTATATGGTTGGAGTAAATACTCTAATGTGAGAGGTATTTTAGATATACTCACACCAGCTATAACTGGCTCTCTATTCTCAAAGAATTGACCTATAAGTAATAGAGCTGCGTGTTTTAATGGTGCTGGTATATCTCCTCCTACCTCAAACTTAGATAGAGGTTCATTAATTTGGTCACTTACTGCCTGTTCTGCTACACTAATAAGCATTGAGATATAAGTATCATCTAAATCATCTACCAGTCTCAGGTGCTCCTTAGCGTCTTGTAGTGTAATGTATGACATATCAGTAAGTATTAGTAAGAGTAAGAGAGCCTAAACTCTCCTACTCTGTGAAAAAATATATAAATGACCTATTACACTGTAAATGTTGAGTATTGGAATGACTCAGGACGTAGTTTAGCAAAGTCAAAGTTTGCATTAACTACTAGTCTAACTTGGTTGTTAGCTGCTAGTGTATAAGGGTCTACAATTACTTCAATATCTCCCCACTGAGCGATAGCCAAGTCTGCAAAATTCCCAAATACTAAAGGAGTTTCATTAGTACCTGTTCCATAGTTATTAGGTAGGTGATTAGTACGTACAACATTATAACCGTTAGCCTCATTACCTTCCATTACGAAACGACCACTACCAGCATCTTTTTTAGCTACTTTAAGTGCAGAACGTCCTTTAGAATTAGTAACATATGCTAGGTTACCATCTAGTGCATTAGCTGCATCTACAGCTCCTTCTAATTCTACTACTTTCTCAAAGTCAATAGCAGCACCTGAATCTACAGCAGTCATACCATTTAACAATCCAGCAGGAGCATCAGAAGTCTTAGCAGCTTTAGAGAACATTTTAGCCTCTAGTGCTTGTCTAATAGCAGATACAATAGACTTTCTAATTTGAGCCTCTACACCTACATTTTCTTGCAATAGTAAAGTTTTAGATACTGGTACCTGAGTAGAGATACGTTTAGGAGACAAATTAATAGCAGTCATTGATTTGTCATTTGTTGGAGCCTCACCATTCTCTGATACAAACCCTGCATCGAATGAAGGCATAACAGGAAATTTCTCATTATCTTGAATACCTGTAATAAATCTAGCACCTAATTTAGTTGCTACTAATTCTTTTTCTAGTGCTGTAATAATATCCTCAGTTGAGGTAGCTACAGCATCAGCAGCACCACCTGTAGCAGTTAAGGCTCTAGCCTCTGATAAGTTTACTTTTCCTTTGTTAGTCTGTACGGCATCAGCCAATAGACCTACTAATGATCTTTTTTCCATTACTTCTGGTTTAATAGTTTTTGTGTTTTCAATTTTTCGCCCTTCTTGAGCTAGTTTTTCTTGTCTTTCAATGTCTTGGTTGATAGTCTCTACCTCTTTCATAATCGTATCAAATCTGGTAGCCTCATCTATGTTCAGTGCTCTACTCTCAGTCTCAGCAGTTTTATTCAAACCCTCAGCCTCAGCTAGCAACTCAGAACGTTTTTCTCTAGCGTCTATAAGATTCATCTTAACTTACATTTAGATAAATTGTGTGTTTAAAAATTTTAGGTAGGTGTTACAGTTGTGACTGAATCTGTAACCATCTTTTTCTGTACTCCGACTGAGTAGCCTGAGCCTCCTGTTTAGTTTTAGTATCTTCTAGGTGTTTGTCTATACTTCTCTGTGCTACAGTAGTATCTAAATAGGCTGGCTGATATACAGGTGAAACATCAAATAGCACATTTACTTTTTTGATAGTTCTCTGTGCTGGAGATGTGATAAAATCCCACTCATCAGCCTCTACAGTAAATACAAAACTTGAGGTAGTGATATCTCCTCTCTTTACTCCTTCCAGTACCTCATCACCTATAGCAGTATTTGGTGCCTCAAAAGTGTATTTAAGTCCTATCTCATCTACTTCTAGTTTCAGTGTACCCTCACCATACTTAGACCTTGCTAACAGCCCTCTGTCTATGTTGTGATTTAATACAGCCATTACATCAGATTTCTCTATAACTCCATCAAAAGCTCTTGAGTCAATCTGCTCTATAAATCCTCCTAAGTCTTGGCTCCATTTATTAAACACAGCAGCATAACCTGTAATCTGTCTTGAGTCCTCACTAACATTAGATATTTTAGCCTCCTCAGTTAGTTGTCTGGTCTCTCTTTGTCCGTTAATTTTCATTGATTGTCTGTTATTAAATAGTTTAACTTGCCTCCTGTGTAGCGTCCTTTTCTATTTTTTCTTCACTTTTTTCTCCTATCTCTATAAAACATTCTGTATCTCCCCCAAAAGATTGTAATGGAGTATATGAGGTACTGCTATATCTATTGTGTAGCCACTTTTCTAGTATTACAGCATCGTATAGGCTTAGATGTATTTCGTCTTGTACTTCGTAGTTGTATAGAGTGGATATCTCTCTAAATCTTCGTCTAACTGTGTTAGTAGTAATCCCTATTTTGTAGAACTTCTCAGAATCATTCCAACATTTAACCACATATACTATAGCAGGTGTATTCTCCCACTCTATTTTATGTCTTTCAGCGTTAGTATGATTATAACTTCCTACCCTTTTACATTTCGGGCAGCCTCTTAACCTTAAATGGCAATCTGGTGTTTGTTCAAAATCTCCGTGAACAGGACAAGTAATAGTAATCTTTGTCCTGTTATTTATATAACTTACTTTTGAATAGTCATAATAAGATCCGTGTAATTCCTTAGCCATACTAACCCAGTAGGCTGTTTTATCAACTGCTGATTGAATTGTAGGAGACCTACCTCTAAGTAAATCTTTCGGAGTAACTAAACACCTACCATATTTTGTACTCACTACGATAGGTGTATAGGTATTTTTATAAGTTCCGCTTATTTCTATTTTCGGGTGTAATTCTTGAATTCTACTAAACACATCTTTTTGTGTTCTTTTTGCAGGCATTCACATAACTGTATAGTTAAGTTTCGTTTACACGTTCTACTTTAGATTCTACTGTATCTTCTCCCTTGATAACACGATCAAGAGTCTGCATATTAACCTGCACTAAAGCATTATCACCACCCTCAATAGGACTGCGACCTAAATCTTGACGAACCTCATTAACGGTTACTGCACCGATTTGTGCCAAGCGTAGGTAGTAGTTAGAGCGTGAGTCTAGGTCAGCTTTCTGTAGAGCTGTGAAATCCATTTTAATAGTGTAGATTTTTCTCTCTTTTCTACTGAACAGCTTTCTAGATAGCTCTTGCTGGATTTTAACTGTAAGTGGGTAGATAGTATCTGTGATAAATGCAAGCTGTTGACTCTCTACGTTATTCATAGTAGAGTATCTTAGGTCAAAAGCTTTAGTAGGTGAAACTCCAAAGAATCTACAGATTTCATCTACAGCGAAGTGTCTAACCTCAAGTAGTTGTGAGTCCTTAGGGTTAATAGTGATAGGTGTATAGTCCATATCAGCATTAACTAGGATATAACCACTACCAGAACCTCCAGCACCATATACCTCACTGATACTCTTTCTAACCTCATCCATACCATTAACAGATTCCAGAGAACCATCCTTATTAAATTGTCTCTTACCTTGCTCCTGTTTCAGTTTGAAAATACCAGAGCTAGATGCTCCTGAGGTATAGAATTTTTTAGCGTGTTCCTCTGCTGAGGTAGCAAGTCCTAAACTATTTGCAGCGTGTGTTAGAGTAGATACTCCTACAATACCATCATAGGTAAAGTTCTTAAGGTGTATCATATCAGTTCTATCTATTAACTGGTCTGAGTGTTCCCACTTATAAAAAAGTGTAGTTCTAGCATCATCTAACTGTATCTCTACATCTTGTGGTCTTAGTAACTGTAGACTAGTTGGAGTACCTGTAGTATCTCTCTTAATTAGTATATACCCATTCCCCCACAATAGCATACTAGCTACAGCAGATTTAATTATCTCGTACATAGAAGTTAGAGCCTCTGGATTATCACCAATTACATCAGATACTAAGTGCTCAAAGTCTGGAGTATATACACCTCTATCTACTTTTTTATATACTTCAAGAGGCATACTTGCACAAGCTGCACTAATTACCTCTACACATCTGTATACAGCAGATAATGAAAGTGCTTTATTAGGAGCTATAATACCACTAGAGCCTAGATAATTTATAGCTGAGCTGGCTTGTATTTGCTCTACAAAGCCTCTAGATTGTACTTCTCTTAAATTCCTGCTAGGAATATAAATTTTACTCATTGTCTATATGTATCATCGAATCATAGCTTTAAATTTTAGTTTGGTAGGTTTCTACTTGAAGCTCAGGAATTACTGTACCATAATCCAGCCAATGCATAGCAATAGCTTGTATTAGTGCTATCACTCCATCTATCTTTTTATTATCATTAGATTTATCTGGCTTACAGTTTCCGTTATGGTCTCTCCTTAGCTCAGCATTTCTAAAACACCATCTTAGTACAGGGTTATTATCTAGCTCTATACCTTCGCTGAGTATTAATCTCTCCAGCTCTTTAGTAGGTGCATTAAAGGCTCCTATTGACTGTTTGTACTGTTGTAGTGGTAATCCTAACTCAGTAGCATCTACTGCCCACTGTGTAGAGTTCCAAGCATCATAGCCAATAGTTTCAATTATCATTTTGTTATTGAGGTCTAGTATGTCCTTAGTGATATAGTTGTAGTCTGTAACATTCCCTGGGCACACTTCTATAAATCCGTTTCGGTGCCATTCCTTGTATTTATCTGATAGCTTGTGACCTTCGAGTGCTGAGGAGGGTATATAAAATCTAGGTATGGCTGTAAATTTCCCTGTATCTATGTGCCTAAAAAGTATAACCACTGCTGTTAAATCTCTTGTTGCAGCAAGGTCTACACCCAAATAACATACATACTCAGGATTACAATACTCATCTATATTTAATCTCTCTTTTGAGGTAACTGCATTAATAAGGAAATCCTGTAACCATACGTCCTCACTATCTGCCCAATCATTAAAATACTTGACTCTACACTCTAACTCGTATGAAGGATTATTTATAGCTTTCTTAGTCTCTTTGGTAATAAATTCTAGGTTATTTGATACTCCTAGATTAGGGTTAGCTTTCTG